AAATGGTGTATCGTTCTTTTCTAAAATATATATTATTAACATTTTGTTGTTTATAATAAATATATACAAAATCAATCTTCCTTAATTTCGGGTTCTATTTTTTTCAGTTTCGGGAGACCAATACGTTTAAGCTGTGGTAAAACTAATTTAATTGGTTTTGGAGCTTTTTCATCTAAAATAGATAATAATTTTTCACCCATTTTTTCAAGAGTAAATTCTGTACGAGAAATATAAGATTGTCTTTTTGCCCCATCTACAAATTTCTTATAATTACTATATACATCTGATAATACACTAGATGCTATTTTATAATCAATAGTAAACCATCCACTTTCTGGAATAAGCATATTTTGTACTACTGCACTTGGATGAATCTGAGTTATTGAACCAGGTAATAATACTGACATCTCTGGGTTTAAAAAATCTAAATGTCCACTCCATGCAGAAACAATCATTGGTTTTTGACTAACTGATGCTTCTAATAATGGTCTACCAAATCCTTCTCCTTTAGTAAATGAAACATGAGCTTTTACTTTTGGATGGTTATATAATTCATTCATTTCTTCATCTGTTAATTCACCATGTAATAAATAAATGTTTGGTAAATTATTATCATCACCCACCAATTCTCTTATTTTATTTATTTTATTTAATATATCATCTCTATCCATAATAGAATATGTAGCATTAGATGTTTTAAGTATTAAACCTACTTTTTTTCCTCTAAATGTTTCTAAGAATGTTTTAATTAACATCCCTACATCTTTTCTATCTTGTCCTAATTCACCTTGCAACCAATGCCCTACAAATAAAAAATTAAAATCTTCTTTTATTTCATCTAATATTTCAGATAATTCAGTTCCAACAATAGCATCTAATTTATGATAAATTTTTGTATCTAACCCTTCAAATAAGACTTCTACAGGTTTTTCTAAAGATATTTTTCTTACTAATTGATTATTAGCTTTATTTCTTTCTTCAAAACTTGAATTTTCAAATACCTTTTTAGCATGTTCAGAAGATACAAAATTTAAATCCATTCTATTTAAACCTTCTAACCAACTTGGGTCGCAAATTGTGGTTTCAATTCCCGCTGTTATTCCTATATTATATTTTCCTACTGGTTGAAATTCATTTGGAACTGTTATTTGTATCCAAATATCTGGTTTTGCAGGTAATTGATTATTTGGTAAAATACAATCCAACATTTGTTTATGTTCAGGATTATCTGATTTTAAGAAACCGAATGGAGTTCCTCCCCATCTTTGCGATAAGATTTTCACATCGTATTGTTCAGATTTTAAAAGAGATTTTACTATGTCACGACTACGTGCACCATATCCACTGAAAGTATCAAGAGGGCAACTTATAACTAATAATGATTTCATATTTATTTTGATATAACTGTTTTAACGAAATGTTTTGGTTGTTGTAATGTTTCTAATTCAATTAATTCATATGAATGTCTTGGTTGCCATTTTTCAAATGTTTCTTCAATCCCATCAATCACATTTTTACACATTAGTCTAGCAGACATCATTGATTCATCTGAGGTTACCCATTCATAAGCTGATTTACATTTCTGTTCATATTCATGTGGTGATGAAGTTTTAGTAGTCCATAAAGCTTTTATCTGTTCAGCTATATCAGATGGTTCAGCTCTGTCATCAAAAATATAAGGAGTAGGAATAGAACCTACTAAACTATGGTTTGAAGGAAATACTGGATAAGCCCATTCACCATGTTTTGTATATTTACCAAAATGATTTGAACCAAAATCTTCAGTAAATTTAATCCATTCTCCATTTTCATCCTCAAATCTCATTTGATCTTGCATCCCACCAGTTACTGTTGCAATAATTGGTTTACCACACATCATAGCTTCAGTTAATGATAATCCCCAACCTTCATTTGAACTAATTAAAATAGTACCGTCAGTAGAATTATATAATAAATTCATTACATTAGCTGGATGTCTTCCTTGATCAAATATTAAATTATATTTTTTATCATAACCAAACAACATTTCTTTTACAGCTTGTAAATCAGTTCCATTTTCATCTGCTATTTGTGTATGTAAAACTAAAGCACATTTTTCAGCTTCTTGTTCAGGTAAATTATCGATAAAAATTTTCCATGCTAACATTAAATCAGGAACGCATTTACGACGTATGTTACGCGCATTATATAATAAAGTAAAAGTGTAATTTTTTTCTCCATATAAATGTTTTTTGAATTCTTGTAATGCTAAATATTCTGATTTATCAGAAGTTATTGGAAAAAATATTTCTTCATTAATTCCATGAGGGACATATTTAATTACTTTTTCTTTAGCTAATTCTGGTCCTAAAACACATTTATTAATATTTTCTGTTTGTTTAGAAATAGCTAATAAAGCATCACAAGATTCATAATATGATTTATTATACATTGGGTAAGGTAAATCATCCCAAATATTTAAATATATTATAGGAAGTGTTTTTCTTATTTCATGTTCCATTTGAAATAACCATATCCAATATCTTGGATCTGTAAACATCATTAAAGCATCAGGTTTTTCTAAATTTATTATTTGTCTTAATAAATTAGGATCTCCATATCCATTTATAGGATATAAAATTACACTTGCATCTTCTATACCTGCTAATTTATTTGTGTCACCATTTATATCAAATCTTTTTCCTTGATCTGGATGGTTAATTGCTCCTCCTAAATTTACCCAATTAAATCTATGAGCTGTACCTATTACAATTTCACGAGCTATTGTACTTATTCCTGAAGTCATTCTAATTCTTCAAATATCGTCACAAAGGAGCAAAATCTTTCGACGTTTGGCTTGCTCCAAGTGACGATATTTATCTTCTTGGTTTTTGTTGTTCATAATAGTTGTTTAGTTAATATTTTTTCTATATTTTGATTATACTTAATTCTTATTAATTTAATATTATTTTTTAAACAAAATTTATTTTTAATTTTATCATTATACTGAATATACTTAAAACCTTCTTCACCTCCAAATATTTTTATAGATTTATTATGTTGTATTCCATCAAATTCAATACATAAATTATAGTTGGGTAAGTAAAAATCAAAAAGTAATATTCTTTTATTTTTACATAATGGAAATGAATGTTGATGAATATATTTAATATTATTATTTTCTAAAAAATTTAAAATTTTAATTTCTCCTTTAGATATTTTACATTTTGGACATCCTTGATTCTGATTAATATGACATTTAGGAGATTGAAAAAATGAACCATGTTTATAACATATTATTTCAACTTTATTTACCATATTGAAATAATTTACTTTTGAATAATCATATTTATTACCATGTGTTTCTGTTGATAATTTTATAAACTTATTCTTATCAAAAGCTTTGTTTCTTGCTAATTGGTTTAATATTTCATTTTTACATTTTATACAACCATGTTTTAAAACTAAATGGCATTTTGGTGATTGAATAAATTCACCATGTTTATAACAAATTATTATTAAAGGTTTATCATGATTTTCATATATGGATTTTGAATAATCATATTTATTACCATGTATTTCCTTAGCTCTTTTTTCAAATTCACCTTTATTATTTATTAAATTTCCCCAACCTGAACAAATTCTACAACCAAATCCATTTAAATGATCATTTGGTTTTTGCTCAAATATATGTCCATTAGGACATTTTATTTTTATTGGAATTTTTGAACCATTATATATACTTAAAGAATAATCAAATACTTTATTATGTACTTTATTAGCATCTGCTATAAATTGTTCTGTTGTTTTTTTAAACATATTTGAATTTTTATGATGATGTCATTCTATTATCATCAATAAATATCCAACCTATAAACTTCCTGTTAATTCTGTATGTAATGTATTGTTTAGTTTAGTTCTGAATTCTTCATCTGTAATATAAAGAAACATACCTCTATCATTTAATTTAGTAATACTAAATTTATTTCTAATACATTCTAATTTAAATTCTTTGAATAGATCTTTGCGAACCTTTACACTTGTTAATTGGGTATCTGACATAATTATACATTTGTATATAAATATATATAAGAATTAGTTCCCAACATTTTTCTTATATTTCCATTTATAACCATATGCTTGTTTTGATTTATTCCTACAACAAAATAAAATATTACTTTTTGAGTTTAATTTTAATTTATTACATGCTTCTTGTGCATTTTTCCATTCTTTAATAAAATTTCCTTGTAAATCATATTGTAAAACAATTTTTTCTCTCATGGTTGAGGTATCCCATGTACATTTTCTTCCTTTTAATGATAATCCAATATTCTTTTTATGAATATTAGTTATTGGTTTAGATATACCTTTATCTTTTTTAGTTAATATTTCAGATAAATTTTCTTTCGTTAAATCTAATGGTTCATTTTTATATCTCCATATAAAACATCCAGCTGTTTTTCCTTTTTTCTTACAACATTTAGTAACTCTTATTTTTAATTCATTAAATATATCTATAGCACCACCCCACTCCTTAATAAAATTTCCTTGTAAATCATATTGGTTAATTGGGATTTTATTTTTTCCATTACAATGTTTATTTCCTTTCATTATAATACTTAACCTATTTTTAAATTCTTGAGTTGTTTTTCTTCCTTTTTTACTTCCTCTTCCTTTATTAGTACAATTATAAAAATTTGAATTATATTGAACATTATAAAACAAACACCACTTTTCCTCACATTTCATCAACTCTCCCCAGCTCTTACAATATTCTATTATTTCTTTTTTAAAATTTTGTTTACCATATTTTTAATAGCCTTTATAAGAAAAGTACCACTTCCTAAATAATTTGGATTATTATTTGAATCAGAACCTATATATTGTTTACCATTAATTAAATTTGTTGTTTTATAAATTACCATAATATTATATTTGGTAATAAATATGTAAAAGACATAAATCCATGTAATAAAAATAATTAATGTGGACGTTCACATAAATCATATCTATCTCTAAATGGGCAATATTTACAACTACTTTCACCAACAATTTTTTCCATTTGTTGAATTATTGGTTTACCTGATTTATTAAAACATTCATTAATAAATGTTTCAAACTTATCCATTGCTTGTTTTCTTTTAATTTTACCACTTGGTGGTTTAAATCTTTGAATTCTTGGAATAATCCAATCAGTATTTTCATATAATTTACGTTTAACAATAAAAAATTCAACTTCTATATTTTCTATTGGGATATCATATTGCTTTGAAAAAAATTCCTTGTATAAAAGTATTTGAGATATTTTATCATCATCCTTTTTAGCTTTAGAACCCCAACCACTTGTTGATGTTTTAATATCGTAAATATAAACTTTATTTAAATCTAAATCATATAAAGCAAAATCAACATATGCTTTATAATATAAATTATTTTTTAATTTACAAATTAAAGGTAATTCTATACCTAATAATTTTACATTTCTAATAGTAAATAATTTATTTCTTCTTTTTTTAATCCATCTAATTATTTCAATACCATCATCATAAAAATTTCTCATTTCCTCAGCATCACTAAAATGTACTCTTTCTTTTAGATATTCTGTTCTATATACTTCAGTAAAACGTTCCTGGAAATAAGATTCTAAATCTAATCTATCAGCAGATGCCCCATTTACTTCATACATTGTTTTTATATAATGTTGAAGAGTTTCATGCATTGCTGTTCCAAAAACAGTATGGATTGAAGCATCAAATGGTTTAAGATTTTCTACATAAGATAAATACCATCTATGAGGACAAGTAGACCAAATTGAAAATTGAGAATAAGATACAGAACGTTGAAATTGATAATTTATTTCAGCAGGTATATGCTTCTTTATTTTTAATTCAACTTCGGATAATTTACTTTTTTTCTTCATTCAATGTACAATTTAACAAATCAGTATAGTTTCTTAAATCAATTAAGGTATCTTCTATACTTTCATTTTTAGCAACTTTATTACTAAATAATAAATTACATAATCTTTGAATTTTTAACAAAACATAAAACATATGTATACCTTCTATTTTTGACATATCTACTTCTAGTAAAGAACATAATTGATGCATTTGTTTAAAATTTTTCAAAACATCCAAACCAGCATAATCGTGACCTTTTGATTTTAAAAGTTCAATACCTTTGTCGTTAATTTTTTGTATTAATTCTAATTGTTCTGATTGTTGCATATTATTTTACTTTTTGAATATTATATCCTCTTTCTAATGTGTTTATTAATCCTATTTTAAGATGATCTATTATTTGTTCTTTTGATAATCTATGAGAATATCTAAGCCATTCTTGTAAATGATTTAAATCAGTCCAAAAATGACTATTTGGAACTACTTGCATAAAATTGTTATTTACTTGTGTCATCCTAAATTATATTTTAATATTTCTTTAATAGCATTAATTCCATTATTATTTATTTCTCTAGTTCCTATACCTGCAAAATTTTCAGTTAAAGTAGGTAAACAATTTATTTGTTCAAATTTACCTGATTGATAATCATATTTAAACCATTTATTTAAATTTTGTTCAAATAAATATATTTCTTTTCTATTATCAATTGCCATTTGAACAGTCCATCCAGTCCCACCATCTACTATATTATGCTTTTCATTAAAAAAATTTCCAACAGCAAATATTGCTTCAGAATTTTTTACTTGAAACCAATTTCTACTTAATAAGTTCCTAACATAAGGTTGAAACTGTATTTTAAATAATGATCTTTTAATTCCTTTTGATGCTATTTGTACACGCTCCCAACCTTCAAACAATTCTTCTGGTGTTAATATTTTTTGATATTTTCCATATTGAGTATGTCCTGGAAAAGAATAAGAAATAGTAGATATACCATATAAAAATGATTCATTTTCCCATATCGTATCAGAACCTATTGCACCACCACTATGATTCGTTTTCTTTTCCATTTATTTGTGATGTTATATCTTCAATATCTTTTTTAGACATCATATCAATATATTCTTTAGCTTCTTTTTTACTAATTTCAAAATAATCTCTTATAGCATAAACTTGTTCATCATCATATTCCTTTTTATTTTTTGCTTTAATATATTTAAGGAATTTATATTGTTTTGGAATTAAATCTTTGTATAAATTATATAAATGTTCACCTGACATTTGCCAGGTGTTACGCTGCACAATGTTTACTACTTCGCAGTAGTCAGGATCTTGAGAAAGGAATCTGTTAATCATATAATTATTCCATCCATCATCTCCAAGATAAGGACCCTTTTCAGTAGTTATATTTTTAAGATGGTCGAATATATTCATTAATAAAATTTTGAATCGTCAGTATATAATTTCATTTTCTTTTCTGCTTCCATATGTTTAATTATACCTTGTAATGTTTGAATTTCATTTAATTGTTCTCTAATAGTTGTAGAAAGTTCTTGAATTTTTAAATAAAATCCTTCTTTTTCTCCATTTACTTTTTTTAAAGTTTCCTTTAAAATAAAGTTTTCTTCTTCCAATTCCTTTTTTAACATTTTTAATTTTTTATTAAACATGATTAATTCATTTTAATTACTTTTGCTCCTTCATCACCTTTCCTTTCACTTAATGGTACAAATGAACCTACACTTGTATTTTTATCATCAACAATTTCAGCTTCTTCAAATTTATTTCTTAATTGCATTGGTAAAAATTCATCATTTATATAACCGCATTTACTACAAGCGAATACAGGAATAGGAATAAGAGCATCTTGTTCTGTACCAGTTAGAAAACGAGATGCTTTTCTAAGCATCATCCCTTCTTGGAATATTTCATTTTCACATTTATCACATTTAATACCTGTTGTTTTATCTAAACTAATATTTAATTGTTGTTGCATAATTTTTAATTTAAATCCCAACAAACTTCAGTAAGAAATTTATCAGGAGAGGTTAATGTTGTTAATTCTTTTTTATGTTGATTTATTGCTTCTAATTTTTCATTTGTTAATTTAATATTATATAATTTTTCCTGATCATAATGATTTAATTCAGCTATTCTAACAAAATTCATATATTCATTATATTCAATTTTTCCTTTTAAAGGAATTATTCTTCCAACACAAGTATTCCAAGTTAATTTACGACCATCATATGTTACATAATAATAATCAAAATCATCAGACCCAATAGCAATTAAACGTTCTACTTTCCAATTATCAGTAATTACAAATTCACCTCTATGTTTTTCAAATTCACCTAATATTATTTTAAGATTATTATCCATTTTCTTCTTTTTCTAAAAATTTATTATATTCTTCTTCCATTTCTGTTATTGTACTATTACATTCTTCTTCACATAACCAAATAATAAAATCTCTATAATATTCTATTATTAGAAATTGTTCTCTTATTCTTCGTTTATCATCAGGATCAGAAAAAACATCAACCTTCATTATATAATTTTCTTTTTAAATTTCCAAATAAATCCATATGCTGATTTTTGTTTATTATTACAAACTGCACTTATATCTCCTACTCTAATACCTGTTTGTCTTGAAGCTTCATTAATTGAAATATAATCTTTAACCTTTGCCCCTTCTAACGTAAATTGAGTTACAGGTTTTTTAGTAGGGTGGGAATTACTTATATTTTGTCTCCATTCTTTTGATTTTACCCTTCCTTTATTAGAATCACTTTTCTTTTGTTTAGTTTCTTCAGAATCAGTCTTACCTAAACGTGATTTACTCATTTTTAGTTTTGTTTTATCACTATGAGTTTTACCTAACATATTTAAATTTCCCTTTTTGCATAAACTCAATTTTTTCTTAGTTTCATTTGTTACAATTTTTCCTCTATTTCCATCGCCAATTTTATTTTTAGTTTCTTCACTTAAATATCCATTTTTTCCTCCTACTCTTAATACTAGTCCTAAAGGATGACATGCATTAAATTGTTCAGTCCAAAATATTTCCCTAATTTCAAGTTCTTCAACTAAACATTCTTCAATTATTTCAAATTTATGTTTATCAAGTCCATACTTATCAAATGATCTTTTTAATAATGGTTGACCTTTGTTTTCATGGTGTTCATAATTATACCATCTTCGTTCAATATTAATTGATTGACCAACATATACTTTTCCTTTTGGGTTTGTTATTTTATATATTCCTATCATATTAATAAATATATAAAAAATATATTCCCCGTCAGGGATTTAAAGAACTTGTTTTTTTGTAGTCTCAAGTATTCGAGATATGCACGCCATCATGTTGATTTCTTTATCTGGAACTACTCCTGCTCTCCAAATAAAATCATCTAATACAACTGATAATTGAGCATCATTTCCATAACTAAATTCAGATAAATGTTCAAACATATATCTAAATGCAACCTGAAAATCATCTACTTGACTATCAGCAACTAACTGTCTAATAGTATACCATGCTTTTTTATCTCTACCAGCTAATATTTTAACTAAATCTTTACACCAATTATCATTTATTACAACAGAAGATAATTTGTTTTTTATAGTATTTTGTTGCAATACTTTAATAATAGAACGAATATCAGGATAAAATTGTTTAATAACTGTTGCTACATCTGCAATATCATATTTTACTTTTTCAATATCTAATATCTTTGTACAAATATGTTGTGCTACTTCACCTTTTGAAGGAGGTACTAAAATATGTATTTCACAACGTGAAGTAAGAGGCTCAATTAAACGTTCTATATAATTACAAGTTAAAATAAAACGAGTATTTATAGAATGTTCTTCAATTATATTTCTTAATGCTGCTTGAGCTGGTTGAGTTAAAAAATCTGCTTCATCTAATATTACAACTTTTAATGGATGAAATGTAGCTGATGAAGCAAATCCTTTTACTTTTTCTCTGATAGTGTCAATCCCATTTTCATCACTAGCATTTAAATATCTATAATCACATTGAATATTTCCAACTATTAATTTAGCTAAAGTAGTTTTACCTGTACCTGCTGTTCCACTGAATATAAAATGAGGGATATCGTTTTTTTCAATGCAATCAGCTATACGAGCTTTTACTTCTTCATTACCAATATAATCAGATAATTTTTTTGGTCTATATTTTTCAATCCAAAGTGTGTGTTGTTTCATAATTTCATAACGTTTTTATATAATTTTGAATATATGTTTCAATATTTTTCTTTCCAATAGGATTCATACTATGAACCATATATTGTGGAAAAGGATTGTCTAATTTTTCTAATTCATTTAGAGACATATGATAATCAACTAACCATATAGCACATTCATATCCTGTTTTTTCTTTGAAAGTTCCATCATTATAATAATTAGAATAATGTTCATCTTCATTATACATAGAAACTCTATAATGTTCATCTGCTAAATCATGGTCAAAACTTACAACACCAGGCATACCTAATGCTTCTACAATTTCTACAAACTCATTATAGTTTCTAGCTATATACCAATCTTCTTCTTGGTAGATTTTGTTTTTAGTATATCTATAAGTTTCACCTAAAGATCTAACATCATCCAAAAATAATTTATAACTCATTTTATTTTTCTTTCTAAAACCTTTCTTAATTTAGTTGTATCTACAAGTTCCTCAAATAATTCAAATGTTATTTCTGTTTCATCTTCATATCCACCTTGTTCTACATTTCCAACACTATATTTTATATACACAGTTTGTTTAAACCAATCAAACATTATTCTATGGAATCTTATTTTATCTTCTCTCATTGACATATTGAATATAATTTACATTCCTAAGTTTGCCATATCAAAATCCTCTGTTTTTTTCTTATCATCAGGTTTATTATGTACAACACATTCAGTCATTAATAAAGTTGTTGCAGCTGATGCTGCATTTTCTAATGCTAATCTTACTACTTTAACAGGATCAATAATACCTGTTGTATATGGGTCTACTAATTCATTTTTTGTTATGTCAGGCACTTGAGTTTTGGATTTTTCTTGTTCCATTCTTAATATCCAATTATATTCAGTTTCACCAGCATTTTCTAATATCTTTTCAAAAGGTTGAATACATGCTTTCCATACAATATTTCTTCCTTTTTCAAAATCAGGATTATTTTCTTTATTATTTGATAAAACATCTCTTGCCTTTAACAAGGCTACTCCTGCCCCAGGTACAACACCTTCTTCAATTGCAGCTTTTGCAGCTTGTAAAGCATCATCTAAACGATCTTTTCTTTCTTTCATTTCTATCTCAGTTCCTCCACCAATATTAATAACAGCAACTCCACCAATCATTTTTGATAAACGGTCCTGTAATTTTTCAATTTCATATGGAGATGAAGAAATATCAATTTGTGATTTTAATTCTTTAATACGTTCTTCTATTTTTTGAGTATCTCCTTTTCCATCAACTATTGTTGTAGTGTCTTTTCCTACAGTTACAGTACGAGCATTTCCAAACCAATCTCTATTGAAACTTGATAATTTTGTTCCTTTTTTTGAAGATACTACAGTACCACCTGTTATTGTTGCTATATCTTCAAGTATTAGTAATCTACGTTCACCAAAATCAGGTGCTTTTACAGCTGCAACTTTTAATATGCCTCTCATTTTATTAACAATAAGAACAGATAAAGCTTCTCCATCAATTTCTTCTGCAATTATTAATAATGATTTATTATTTTGAGATATTTCTTCTAAAATAGGTAATAAATCTTTTGCTACTGATAATTTACCATCAATAATAAGAATAGAAGGTTCATCTAATACTGCTGTCATTGTATTGTTGTTTGTAACCATATATGGTGATTTATAACCACGGTCAAATTGTAAACCTTCTACAACTTCAAGTGTTGTTTCACCTGTACGAGATTCTTCTATTGATACGAGTCCATCTCTTCCTACTTTTTTTAATGCTGTTGACACTAAATTTCCAATCTCTTTATCTCCATTAGCTGATAAAGTTGCAATTTGTTTTATTTGACTCTCTTTATCAATTAATTTAGTCATCTTTTTAAGTTCATCTGTTACTTCTTTAACAGCAGATTCAATACCTAATTTTATTTGGGTTGCGTTTGTAGAAGCATAAGATGTAGCTTCTAATGCTTGAGATGCAATTGAATAAGCTAATATTGTTGATGTTGTAGTACCGTCACCAGCTCCATCAACTGTTTTTTGACTTGCTTGTTTAATAATAGTAGCAGCCATATTTTCAATTGGATCTTCTAATTCAATAGATTTAGCTACTGTTACTCCATCTTTAGTAGATTGAACTTTCCCATATTCTTTTTCAATCAATACATTACGTCCGAATGGACCTAATGTTACTGACACTGCTTTATTGATTTTATTAATACCCGATTTTAATTTTTCTTTTGCTTCGCGATCAAATACAGTTAATTTACTCATATTTATTTTTTATTTAAGTGCTTTTAATAATTCTTCTTTTATTTCTTCTTCCTCTTCTTTTGAAATAATTAATTTATCAGTATTATTTAATAATTCTTTTGTTATAGTTTTTGGTAATATTAAAGGAGGTTCTTTATTATCTTCAAGAATGCATAATATATCTTGTTCTTTATAAACTAAATATTCTTCTCCAAGAATAGTTAATTTTTGTCCTCCAAAAGAAGGAAAAGCAACTTTATCACCTGGTTTTAAATTGTTTGGAATTAAAACTCCATTCATATTAATAATTCCAGGACCAGAAGATATTACTTCTCCCATTAATGGTTTTTCTTTTCCAGCATCAGGAACAATAAGATTTCCATACATTGTTTCTGTTTCATCTTCTTGTTTAATTACAACGTGATTGTGTAATGGTATTATTTTCATATTTTATTTATTTTATTCTTTTCCAACTAATATATAACTTGATTTAACTTCTTTCTCATTTTCAAAATCTATTCTTAATAAACCTTCCTCATTTATTTTTAATAATCCAGATGTAAATTCTCTATTTGATGATAATATTTCAGCAACTTCATTAATAGGAAATTTTATAACTGAATCAGATAATATATTTAATTCTGTTGATAATAAAGTAAAACTAATTTTATTTGAATAATTGTCATTTCCTCCTAAAATAAATTTAATTACATCGTTTTTTTCAACATCTTTTGATGCTTCAACTGTAAATATTTCTGTATCTAATGCTTTTTTGGATTTTAAAAATCTTGTAATAAATTCATTATCAATATTCGCTACAATAGTATACTGTGGTTCATCTATTGTTGGTACTGATGGAGTTAACATTGTATCAGCTAATATATATTCTAAATTATATTCACTATCAGCTATAAATAATTTATTTGATGTTTTACCTTTTTTTTCTATATCTAATACAAGAGTATCATTAGTAATTCCAATTAATCTAAGTAATTGAGATGTATCATAAACACCAAATTCACAATCTTTTAATTCAAAATTAGGTGCTTCTATTGTACCAACTAAATTTTTATTAATTGATATAAATGATGTACTTAATGTATTGTCTTTTATATTAATTTTGATACGTTCTACTAAACCACCTAAATGATATTTTTCTAAAACATCTACTAAATATGATTTTTCCATAACTTTATTATTTATCAAATATACGATTTTTATTTTGATTACCAAACTCTTCTTCCCATTCTTTATTTAATTTATCCCAACATTTTCCAAGAAAAGAATTTATTTATTTTTGCATTCAACACTGGAAAATCATCTCCCCAACCAATATCTTCATACATTCCAGTTAATTTATTTAATAATACCGAATTAAATGCTGCTTCTCTATCAACATATTTATCTATAAAATCAATAATAAATTGAGGATCATCATAACCATTTAAACCAATTACTTCAATATTATAAGGATTTGGTTTAAGTTGAACATATTTCATTTTATCTCCTTCTGTAAAAGCAGAATATTTTTTATCTAATTTTTTAAATTTAAGTAAATCATTATATATGATAGCTGCCTTTGTGTTAATAGGTGCTTTAGTTCTAAATTCACTAAATATTTCTCCTGGTGTTGGACGTTTTGCAATATATGATCTTATATTTTTAACTCCAGTTGGTTTAGCTAAATCTACCCAAGGTAAATTTTCTAATGATGATTTAAATTCAATAATTTTTTTATCTATTTCTTTTTTAGATTTACCTGACATTATTTCTGTTAATAAATCTTTACCAAACTTTTTATATAAAGGAGGCATATTCGATTTCATCAAATCTAAACCTATCATATCCATTTCTTCAACAGGTACTCCTTCTTTATTAACAATAAGCATTGCATAACGACGTTTACCCGAATGGTAACTTCTTTCAATTACAACTTCTTGTTTTAATTCAAAATAATGTTCTCTGTTTTGAAGATTAAAAGCTTTTAAAGCAAATTCAGATATAAATTTATTTGCTTCTTTTTGAATTTCAGTAGCTAATTCTAAAATATCTTTAATACATTCTTCTTTATTATTTAAATCAGTACCTTTTTGTATTAACAAATCTTTAACATGAACAAATAATGAGTCTGTATCAGCGGTTATTACATAATCAATATCTTTTGTTTTTAATTTTTTATTTATCCAATTATTTACAAAAATGATAGCTTCTTGGTCTAAACGTTGACCTGTTAATGTTATAGCTGCAGATATCATTTTGTGGCCATCTGTATAACGCCATCCATTAATTGCATAACAACCATAAACATCATTTAATTTAATCTTATAAGCATGTTGTCTTCTATTATAAAAATCTCCTTTTTCTTTATCACCAGATTTATAAGCTTTCTTCATTAAACCTTTATATTCAGAACGTTTATTAAACCAATCTGTTAAAACTTCACAAACAACAGAAGATTTATCTGTTCTGAATATAGCACCAGAAGCAGCTACTAACCAATGATTTTCATCTATTAATTCTAATAATTCACCTATTGTAACCTGTGTTCTAGAAGTTGTAAAATTTTTATTTAATTTCTCTATACTAACTAAATCATCAGGATTCATTTCTTTTAATTCCTTATATGTCCATTGATCATCATATTTCCCATTATTTATTATTCTTCCTACCAATGTTTCTATTCCCATATTAAGTGAACGAATAATAGAAGGATACAATGAAGTAAAATCAAGATCAATAACCCACTCATATAACCCAGGAATTGGATCTTTTAGATAACCACCAGCATAAACCAATAATAATTTCAACGTCACGAATATTATATTTAATAAATTTTTCAGGATCATCTTTGAATAATTTATCTAAAGAACCTTCATATTCTATTTTAGATATTTTTAAATATTTTTCTCCAATATCATTTAATTTATAAGATGGTTCTTGTTTTGTAATAAATTTCTTTACCAAAAGCATATAATCAAGGTGATTAATTCCTCCTAACTTAACTGGCATGGATTAATTCCAATCAACAATATTTATTTTTCTTATTTGT